AGGCCGAAAGGGTGCTGGCAGTATCAGATGGCCTCCGAACCGACAAACTGCTTTGTATGGCTATCCTAACGCAAAAGAGGCTACGGAAGCAGGGGGGGTATATGTTTCACCCAAGCTATCAAGATTCGGACGGCATATACTCCGACAACGAGTTCACAGAAAGAGCCTATGCCGATGATTGCGTAATTGAGGCTAGGGACTTGGTCTTTAGGCACGAGAATCCTATGTTTGCAGGGGGCAACCCAGACGAGCAGTTAAAGAATCACAACAAGCCAGAGTTTTATGAAAAGGGGAAAGCCATATATGAAAAACGCAAAAGCCAAAACTGGCAATCGTAAATCTGGAATCATTCGCTTTGGCAAGGCTCGGCCAGTTCCAAAGATGGTTGAGGTGGATGTGAGCTATGATGATAGAGCCGAGAAAGATTTATACAAAGCTGGGATGATTGCGTTGAAGCACGACAAAGAGGCAGTAATTGCCTATGTGATTCGCAAGGCTTTAGAAGAGAAATTGAAATGCAAGAAGTAACGATTAACGATTCGTTTGGGAAAGCCCTTGCAAAATATAGTGAGGGGCTTGATGTTGGCCTAGAGATCGGTGGAGGAACTGGGGATGGCTCAACTCAATGCATTAGGACAAAAAGGCTATTCAGCATTGAGAACCACCCAGACCGAATTGGTAGGCATTCAATGAACCTATCTGCAAGAGGCGGCGTTTCGGTTAAGGGAACTGCAACCCTTCCGAAGCTCTGGATGAATCAACTAGATGTAGCAGAGTTTTACGGAACAAATAAAACAAATCTCAATCAATATCCCCTAGATCAAGTTCTTGGGTGGTATCACGAATGTATTGAATCTGCCGAACCATATAGCACCAATTCAATCGAGGACATTCACTTTGAGCATAAGGTGGATTTTAACTTTGTGTTGATTGATGGCTCGCCTTTTTCTGGTGAGGCCGAACTTCGTTGCGTTAGACCATTCCTAGCGGAGAAAGCAATCATCGCCTTGGATGATGTGAACGACATTAAGAACTTGGCGAACTATAACAAGCTCAAGGGATTTTCTGAACTGCTCTGGGAGGATTGGTCTGTCCGTAATGGTGCGGCCATATTCCAATTATGTTGACCATCTTTACCATCGTCCTCAATGGGATGCCTTTTATCGAGAGGCATCTTGCAGAGTTTCAAAAGCTCAAGATTCCTTGGAGATGGAGGATTGTCGAGGGGGTAAGTGAGCCAGTTGGATGCACCCGGTGGTGTAAGCAAGTACCCGACAAATGGCACAAGGATTTTAAGAGCATAGATGGAACGCACGAATATCTTAATAGTATCCAAGGCGGGAATGTTGTTGTTTATTCGCAGGGCAAGCCCTTTAACGGAAAGCTAGAGATGATTCAGCAAGCCCTATTTGGCGTGGATGATGGGGTCGTTATGGAAGTGGACGCTGACGAGATGTGGCGAGCAGAACAGATCGAGGAGATTTACGAATGCTTAAAGGGAGCAGAGGATGGGGCAACGATGCAATTCCATTGTAATTTCTTTGTTGGAGAAAATAAGCGAGTAGTTACTAGAGAGGGTTATGGCTCGAACTGGTATGAATGGATGAGGGCTTGGAAGTGGGGAAAGAATGTGTGCTTCACAAGCCACGAGCCACCCCGCCTAAGCATCCAGTCTCGCCTAGTTCCAAGGGGAGTGACTGAAACTTGGGGGCTGGTATTCAATCACTATGCCTATGCCATCGAAAAACAAGTTGAGTTTAAGGAGGATTTTTATGGCTACAAGGGATTGGTGGATGGATGGAAGGAATTGCAAAAGACTATCGGCCCAGTTCGATTGAGCGAATACTTCCCTCACCTACACGACAAGAGCGTAGCCGATGACTGCTAAAACAATCAAATACTCCCAGAGGCTAGGAGACATCATTCGTTGCCTACCAGCTTGCAAATATCTGGCCGACCAAGGCCACGAGGTATTCTTTGATTGCCTACCCCAATATCACGGCATCTTCGAGATGGTTTCCTATGTGAAGGTTGGCAATAAGGGCGATGTTATAGACCTTGAGATTTGGCCTAACAAATACCAACAATATCGTTTCTCAAATAAGACTTGGACAGAGTTTGTCTATGCTCACCCAGACATTAACAAGGCAGACCCAAAGGATATTCTGTTCGACAAGTTAGACGATGCCCCAGCCAAAGGATTCCCAGAAACCTATAATATGGTTGCCCCCTTCGGGATAAGCCAAGGGCATAAGAGAGACCCCCTGCAAATCATAGTTGAGGCAAGGAAGAAGTGCGGTGGGGATAATTTCTTTGTCCTATGCCAAGAGGGTACGGAGATTAAGGGATTGCAAACCTACACAGCCCCAAGCATCCTAGAATTGGCTAGGGCAATAAGAGGGGCTAATGAGTTTTGGTCAATAGATAGTGGGCAAATGGCAATAGCGGCTGGGGTTAGGAAAGAAAGTAAGGTTGTGTATTTCCCGCAAACAATCGAGCCATTTGATAAGGACAATATCTTTATCTGGGACAGCGTAGAGATAAATTGACATAAGGGGTGGGTTTATGGCGGGGACAATCGATACCACCTATTTCTCAACCGATCTTACAAATATGATCGGAGACCTATATACAGTTGTCACCGGGCTTGGTTCTTCTGCTGTATCTGCCTCTATTACCGACTTAACGATTGCACAAGAGCTAGATGTGGGTGGAGAGATTTTCAGGGTCACGCAAAGTATGGTTGTGCCATCATCGGCTATTTCCTCGCCAGTAACTATCGGGGCTTATATAACAGTAGGAACGACAGAGAGGATGATTGCTGGCTTTCAACAAAGTGCTGATGGAGTTAGCTACACTATTGATATAGCTGACCCAACGACCTAATGATCTCAATCGAGCGTCAGATTGAGAATGGGCTGGCAACAGCCCTAGCGGGTATTTCTGGCGTTAATATCTACAAGAGCGATACCGAAGGCCAACGATTGCTCCCAAACCTAGTAATTCAAGCCTCTATTGGGTCAGAGGAAATTATCCCCTATTCTGGGGTATTTCGTTGCCCAGCCACAATTACTTATGCGACAAGGGCAGACACAACCACAAGATCAACTTTCGATGCTAAGTTTCAAGAGATTCTGCAAGTGATGTATCAAAGCCCCAATCTGGCTAGTGTTCTAACCACGGCCACGCTCAAGGTATTCTTGGCTAATGTAGCCTCTGAATCCCCAGATATTAAGTCGGAGAACCGCACTTGGTCTAAAAGCCTATCCCTAGACATTTCCTGCACAAGTATATGATTAGCCCCCAATTTAAGATAGAGGATGCCTTGGCGAGCCTATTAACGCCAATTTCGGGGCTTAATGTGTTTATAGCGAATAGGAAGGGATTAAGATTATTTCCCTACGCAACCATTAAAGCCTCTATTGGTAGTCAGCAAATCATACCCTACTCTGGCGTGTTTGAGATTAGCGTAGAACTTAACTATTCAGATTCAGCCACACGGACTACTCAAGCCATTTTTGATGACAATTATTATAGCATCTTTTCGACTCTATATAGCAACAACAACACATTGAAGGAAAAAGTCCAAGATAAAGTAACTGATTTGAAGATATTTATGGGCAGAATCACAAGCCAAGCCCCAACAATACGAGCCGATAAAAGGGCTTGGCAAAGGGGTTTAACATTATCATTTATAGTAACCCCAGACCCAACGGCTGACGGAACGAGGAATTATGACTTCTCGGATTTCTTAAACAGCTTCTATCTTGGCACGATTTAACAAGGAGATTGAGTTATGGCACTTTCCATTTTAGACGGCAACCAGTCAGCAACCACGCTTTCGACCATTGTAACGAGTGGCCAGCATATTCCCGCTCATACAGTTGTTAGCCTTGGTACGCAAGCAATTACAGATATGAGGGGTGCGGTAAGTGGAAGTGTTGTTTCAGTCTCCTCCCTCCCCGCCATCTCTGGCACTGTGACGGCAAATTTAGATTCAACTTCATTTATAAATGCAGTAATCGCAAACAACACTAATGGTGATCTGCTTGCTGTTGAAATTGGTGGTGTTAGTTCACTCTTAACTTTCCCCATCTCTGGCACAGTCACGATTGGCTCTGCCCTCCCCGCTGGCACAAACCGTATCGGCGTGGTTACGATTGGAGGGGGGACGGTCACCATCGGAGCAGGAACGGCACAGATTGGAAGCGTCACGGCTAGTCTAGCATATTCGCAGACAGCGACCACAATATCATCCACAGCAGTCACAGCTATCCCAGTAGTGTTCCCAACTAGCGGAGCCTATGGCGGGTCATTACAAGGATACAATGGAGCTAACACATATATTTATTCTGGAATCCAAGCCATCGGAAACACTTCACTAGCCAGTGCAACAAGCCTTCCAGTATCACTAGGCACACTTCCCGCATTAGTTTCGGGCACAGCCCAAATCGGCTCAGTCACTGCAAGCATAAGCGGAACAGTGCCCGTTAGCGGCGCATTCTGGCAAACTACGCAACCAGTCTCGCTTTCCTCTACCACTGTCACTGTTAGTTCGTTGCCAGCTCTGGCGGCTGGAACGGCTCAAATTGGTTCAGTCACTGCGTCAATTTCTAACAGCGTAGTAACATTTTTTCCAGCTCAAGGCACGACTGTAGCTAACAGTAACTTTACCAGCATCACGCCCTCTACCACCCTTGTCTCGGCAGTAGCGGGCAGAGAAGTGCTAACAGTATTTAACGAAGGAGCAGGCAATCTACACATCTCGCCCGGAGCTACCTGCACAACTGTGGCCTACCAAGTGCGTCTATCGGCGGGCGATTATTGGGAGTGCCCAGCGGGACAGCTTACACTTGCCCATACGGCAGTGTTCGCTACGGCTGGCACGGCTAGGGTAACGGAAGTTAGCTAGGAGTAGGCGATGCCTATTCAAGTTGCAGTTCCATTGGCAAAAAACAATTCTATAAAAAGACAAAATGGAAATCTTTTGCAGGGGTGGGTAGTAACTTTTGGTCAAACAAATGCAAAAAAACTTTTTGCTTCAAATAATAACACCATAGGTACGATATTTAACGAGTTGGATTTCACACAAGGCACTGCCTCGGGAACTGCCGATCAGATTCGAATTTACACTTCTGGGAGTTTTGTAAATTACTTCTTTAGATCAGATGTACAGAAATGGAGGCTTTCGTTAAATAGAAACGGCCCAGATCAAGAAAATGTTGTTATAGATAACAAGAATATAATTGCTTTTCAAAAAATCATAAGTGGCTCAAAGACGATAACTCTTAAGGAAACCGCAAGAGTTGGAGTTTATCAATGAAAATAGTTCTTATCTGCCTGTTTGTTTGTTCCTGCTGTCCAAAGCCAGAAGATAATAATAATTTGCTCCCACGCTATTCCGATATGGGTGCGGCTGAGGATGCGGGGAAGGCAAAGTGAATGAGTGCCACGGAAGATCAAGAGACACCAAGCTGGAAGGATTTTATGGCAAGCCTCAAGTTCTTGGAGGCCGAGGGCTACATAGAGATATTCTATAACGACAAGGGCGAGCAGATGGTTAGGATTGCCCCCGGTGCAGAGCGAGCCACGCTATGAGTGCAGACCAAGTTGCTGAACTACAAGAACGCTTATCTACTGTCCGAGAGGCCATCGCAAGAATAGAAGAAAGACAGCAAAATATAATCTCGGTTTTAGAGCGTCACACAAGCGAACTTGCTCAATGGACAAATAAAATTAACACCAAGGTAGATACCCTAGAAAGGGATGCTCACACCATTAAAACGAAGTTATGGCTAGTTGCTCTAGTGTCTGGGGCGGTATTCTCTACAATCTGGGAACTCATAAAGGTGCGTGTGTTCCCACGATAATTTGACACAAAGGAATATCAAATGGCCGCTACAAGTATTGGACTTTCCTCCGTTGCCTTCGGACTCGCCGCTGAAACTGGCGTTGTTATTCAGAGCTTTTCTCTTACAAGCACAGCCGAGACAACCGAAGTATCAAAGCACAATGGAACTCACTCTGCTGTTGCGTTTTCTGCTTTTAAAAGGAATGTCAGTCTTTCTGGTAATTGTAGTGGTGCAGTTGCCTCTTCTGGAATTGGTGGGACTCTTGCCCTAACCAGCAACACAACCGCAGTATCTAGCGGAACTTACTTTGTGACTGATGTTTCTTTCTCACAAGCCGCCGATGGCTTTAACAGCTTTGACCTATCTGCAACCGCATACGATGGATTAAATACATAATATGGCCGCCACAATCATCGGGAATAGCACAGACCTAGCCTTCGGGATTGCCTCTGCACAGACTGGGATGGTAATTCAATCCATCTCTTCCTCTGCCTCTGCTGATGCGGTTGAGCTAAAGAATAAGGG